AAGGCTACGCTGTAAACCACTACTTGACAGACACAGACGCTTGGTTCTTGATGACTGATGCGCCTAACGGCTTGAAGATGTTCAACCGTTCACCTGTTAAGAGCTCTTTCGAAGGCGACTTCGATACAGGCAATGTGCGTTACAAAGCCCGTGAGCGTTACAGCTTCGGCTGGAGCGACCCACGCGGTATTTACGGCTCTGCCGGTGCAGCGTAATCGCATGAGACGCCTACCACCTCTGTGAAAACACGTGGTAGCTATCCTAAAGGGCCCTTCGGGGCCCTTTTCTTTTGTTGCGCTGTCGTTTCTTTTGGTGTATATTTAGTCTATTCCGGGAAACCCGGTGTATCTGACAGTCCCGGCTGACGACATGCAGACAGATACATCACACTTGCATGTAAGGAAACATCATGGCACAAACCACATTCTCCGGCCCAGTCCGTTCAAACACAGGCTTCCAAATCCCCGTCGTTACTACTGCCAATTTGCCAGCTTTTGCTAGCGTAGCCGCAGGTACGGCCTACATCGTTTCTGATAATGGTGTAGGCAACGACGAGTTCTGTATTGCTATCTCTACAGGCGCTGCTTGGGTTACCGCTGTTGGCGCGGCTCTCAGTTAATTAGCTCACTCTGGCAACGGGGTTTTATTGTTTTAAGGAGCTAAATTATGGGTATACAAACGGACGTAAAAAGCGTCACAGTGACCGCCGATGGCACAGCGTACGGGGGCCGTGCACGCGTCAAATCATTGGTTTTAACCAACAGCGCGTCTGCTGGATCGGTTGTTTTAAAGGACGGTGGCGCATCAGGCGTTGCCCGTATCACAATAAACACGCCAGCTGGTGCGGACCTCCACAATATCATAATCCCTGATCAGGGGGTGGTGTTTGAGTCGGATGTTTATGTTGATGTGACAAATGTGACCTCGGTCACTATTTTCCATGGTTAAGACAGCGGCATGGACGAGGAAAGAGGGTAAGAGCGAGGAGGGCGGCCTGAACGCCAAAGGGCGAGCCTCTTACAACAAGGCCAATCCGGGAAAACCCGGGTTAAAGCCTCCGGCGCCGAAACCAAAGACGGACAAGGACGCAGCACGGCGAAAGTCTTTCTGCGCCAGAATGTCTGGGATGCCCGGCCCGATGAAAGACGAGAAGGGGAAGTCGACGCGCAAGGCTTTATCCCTGAAAGCATGGAACTGTTGAGATGGACCTATCTATTTGGAACTTCGTCTTATCCATCCTGCTGGGCTTGGTATGTTGGACGTTAAAAGAGAAGTCGGCGGAGCTTGCTCGCGTGACGATACTTATGAACCGCACTCGTGAAGAGATGGCCAAAGAGTACGTTACAAAGGCCGAGGTCCATGCCGATATCAACCGAATATTGGATCAGCTTAAGTCGATGAACGAGAAGCTGGACAGGTTCATGGAGATGCGCAGTGTTAAGTAAAAGCCCTGACATCTGTAAAATGATAAAGCAGGCTCTTGTCCCAGCTAAGAAACGGAAATAAGCCATGAGCAAACCCGGACTCTACGACAACATCAACAAAAAGCGCAAGCGCATTGAAGCCGGTTCAGGCGAGAAGATGCGCAAGGTTGGTTCGCCCGGCGCACCAACGGCTAAGGCTTTTAAAAAATCAGCTAAAACCGCGAAGAAGAAGCCATGACCACTTCTGGGACAGCAACATTCAACCTCGAGTTCGATGACATCATCGAAGAGGCGTTTGAGCGCTGTGGCATTGAGTCCCGCACGGGATATGACATGCGCACGGCCCGACGGTCGTTGAATTTGATGTTTGCGGAGTGGGCTAACCGAGGCTTGAACTTGTGGACTATCCAGCAACAGGAGTTGCCAATGGTGGTGGGCCAAGCTGAATACAGCCTATCAACTGACACCGTAAACCTTCTGTCTGCTGTTGTCCGCACGGGCACGGGATTGACACAGCAGGATGTCTCCATTGACCGGATTAGTCAAAACGAATACCTATTTGTCCCCAACAAACTAACAACAGGCAGGCCCTCGCAGTACTACTTGCAACGCACAACGGTCCCGAAGCTCTTTGTCTATCCTGCCCCTGATGCGGCCACGACCTACACCTTGGTCTACTACGGTATTCGCCGCATTGAGGACGCGGGTTCTTTCACAAACAATGCCGATGTGGTTTTCCGATTCCTCCCCTGTTTGGTGGCGGGCTTGTCTTACTACTTGGCCTTGAAAAAGGCCCCGGACCGTATTGTTATGCTCAAGCAGCTCTACGAAGAAGAGTTTACGCGCGCAGCCGCGGAAGACCGAGACTCGGCTAGTGTATTTATTTCACCGGCTGTTGGGAATTAAGCCATGGGCGGTTTTGCTTCAGGCAAATACGCACTAGCGATCTGTGACCGCTGTGGTTTTTCGTACCAGTACACCGCCTTGAAAAAGGAATGGACAGGGTTTAAGGTCTGTGTAGAATGCTATGAGCCGAAGCACCCGCAATTGATGCCCAAGAGATCCGTATCGGATCCACAGGCATTGCAGGAGCCTCGCCCAGATAGGGCCTCGGTGTTGGACGTGTACGTAAACGCCCCGGGAGACTCTTCCTTCGTCGCCATAGGAATGATGCCTGTGGCCGTGACCAAGGACCTTGTTTCACAGAGCCAAATGGGCACTGTCACAGCCCTCACGACATGATATTAGACAGGACGAATAAGGGCCCCCATGAACTACGCTGATCTGACACAGAACATCCAAGACATCACGGAGAATACGTTCTCTGCTGATCAGCTTGCCTTGTTCACACAGCAGGCAGAACAAAAAATATACAACGCGATTCAGATTGCCAACCTGCGTAAGAACGTGACAGGGGTGCTAACCGCCTCGAATCCATATCTTGCATGTCCCGAGGATTTCCTGTCTGTTTACAGCCTGTCCGTTTACCCTGCCAGCGGCACAGGCGACTACGCCTTCTTGCTGAACAAAGATGTGAACTTCATGCGCGAGGCGTACCCCAACCCGACCTCAACAGGACAACCAAAGTACTACGCAATCTTTGGCCCGCAGTCAGCTAACGTCAACGAGCTATCCCTTATTTTAGGCCCTACGCCAGACGCTAACTACAACGCGGAGCTGCACTATTACTACTACCCAGAGTCGATTGTCACAGCAGGTAATACGTGGCTAGGTGATAACTTTGACAGTGCGCTGCTCAACGGCACACTGATTGAGGCGCTTCGTTTTATGAAGGGCGAGCAGGCTGACTTTGTTGTGTATGAGAAAATGTACATGCAGGCCATGCAACTACTCAAGAATTTGGGTGACGGCAAACAGCGCACGGATGCCTATCGTGACGGCCAAGTACGGACACCTGTAGCATGAGTAATATCGTTCAAACCCAGACCACCAGCTTCAAAGCGCAGTTGTACGAGGGTGTCCATGATTTGCTCACGGACACGATTAAGATCGCCTTATACACGGTCGATGCCACTTTGAATGCCGATACAACGGTCTATACGACCGCAAACGAAGTAACGGGTTCAGGGTACGTGGCAGGTGGTGCCCAGATGACGGGCATTACTATTGGCAGCTCAGGGTACACAGCATTTGTCGATTTTGATGACGTTGTGTTTAGTGCCGCGGTTACGGCACGATGCGCTCTGATTTACAACGCCAGCCAAGGCGACAAGGCGATAGCTGTTTTGGACTTCGGGTCTGACAAAACATCCACTGCCAGTTTCACCATCACAATGCCACCCAATAACGCAACGGCGGCGTTGATTCGTTCTTCTAATTAAGGAGTCTCACATGAGCACAGACAAACTAAGCGCCGTTGACAGCATGGCGGCATCCACAAAGTACAACACTACGCCCGAAGATGCGATGGCTATTCAGGGCTACTACCACGCCGTTTGCTACGACGCTGATGGCAACGTCAAGTGGGAAGAACCTATTTACAACTTGGTAACGACCGCGGGCCAGAACCTGACTCTCAATACCATTTTGGGTAACTCTGCCGCTGGCGCCGTTGTCATGGGCTTGAAGGGTACTGGGACCGCTATTGCTGCTGATACGCAAGCCTCGCACGCGAGTTGGTTGGAAGTTGGTCTGACTAACGCCCCTACGTACTCGGGCAATCGCCCCACACCATCTTTTGCCGCCGCGGCAGCTGCAAGCAAGGCAACTTCATCTGCGGTGGCGTTTGCTATGACCAGCACGGGCACAGTAGCAGGCTGCTTTATTAACATTGGCGGCAGCGCTACAAAGGACAACACGACGGGAACTTTGTTCTCTGCGGGGGACTTCTCTAGCTCTAAGGCCGTTGTTAACGGTGACTCTATTGCAGTTACATACACACTGACACTGACGTAATATGGCCGTAGCTTGGGGGTCAGGGGCATGGGATGACAACGCTTGGGGCGGGGGCGAGACCTTTGCTGTTAGCGTTGCGGAGACCGCTGCCCTTGCCGACTCCACTACGGGCGGGTTGCTAATCGATGTAAGTATTGAAGAGTCTCTGACCAACGGCTCTCCTTGGGGGCTTGGTGCTTGGGGGGACTCGTCTTGGAGCGGTACCACAGGTATTCAGGATGTGCAGACTGTAGCGCTGACAATCAACACCGCGGTATCAGAATCAACGTCTCTTGCTGAGGCGCAAACAGTTATCGCCGGGTTCGCGGGGTCGGTTACTGAGACTACAGCGATTGCGGATGCAAACGCAGCGTTGACGGACTACACCGTGAGTGTCTCGGATACTCGGGTCATAGCGAATACGGATGAAGCGCAGACAGACTACACCGAAACGGTAGCAGAGTCAGCAGGTATTACGGATGTGGCAACAGCGGTTGCGCTGTTCTTGGGGGACATCTCCGAGTCTATTGCTATCGCTGAAGCACAGGTTGCCGTGCTGATTATGACCATCAACGAGGCGATGGCGATTGCAGATGATTCTCTGGGGGGCACGTTCTACACGGAGTTTTTGACAGAGACGGTTACAATTACCGATGTTCTTGGTGGCGGTGCTGAGTATGTAGTGAGCCGCGCTGAGGCGATGGCTTTGACGGAAACAAACGGTGGGCGGTTCTTGTGGGAAATTATAGATGACACACAGGGCGTTAGCTGGCAAAATATCAATAATCCACAAACACCGGGCTGGTCGGGTATTGATAACGCGAATTCGCCCGGTTGGACACAAATTTCTACGCAATAGGGGCATTAAATGGCAAGCACAAACCTAATAGGACTTCTTCTTCCGGCCACGGGCACACTGTCCGGCCAATGGGGCGGTGCCGTTAATAACGCTATTTCTCAGGTTGTTGACGCCGCAGTTGCGGGTACCCAGACAATTTCCACCGATGCAGATGCTACGCTGACCGTTACCGAAGGTGCATACGACAGTACGGGTTTGATAGGTACCAGCGCTCAGTACGCAGTTATTCGTTGGACAGCCAACGGCTCGGTTACTCGCAACATCACGGTCCCCGCACAGTCTAAAACCTACGTGGTCATCAACGACACGGCGGGTACGCAAAGCATTGTTATTCGCGGCGCAGGGCCAACCACCGGCGTTACCATTCCCGCAGCAGGCCGAGCCATTGTGGCTTGGACGGGATCAGACTTTGAGTCTGTAGGTGGCGGTTCCGCTGCTGGCGCTGATACACAACTGCAATTTAATGACGGCGGTGCATTTGGTGCGTCTTCCGGCATGACATGGGACGGCACGACACTTACCGCTACAGGCTTTGGCGGTCCTATAAATGGCACAGTTGGTGCGACAACTCCGGCGTCTGGCGAATTTACTACGGTTACGGCGTCAACAGCGATTGGCGTAGCCTCCGGCGGCACAGGGGCAGCAACCTTAACAGCTAATAATGTCTTGCTGGGTAACGGCACATCTGCTTTGCAGGCCGTAGCACCCGGCACATCTGGTAACGTATTGGTGTCTAATGGTACAACGTGGACATCAGCCACCGCCGCAGCTTCTGGCGTATCCCAAGCCAAGGCAACAATGATCTCAATGGTTTTCGGATTCTAAGGAGCTACTATGGCTAACCCAAACTTACTCGCCGCGACAACAGCTTCCGGCACAACGACATACCTGACACCCGGTGTTACAACGGCGCTTGTTTTAGTGCCCAATGCTGCGTCAAGCGGTCAGGTCTTTAAGATCAATAACATCGTTGCGGCCAACGTCGATGGCACGAACGCAGTGGACGTTACGGTGTCTATCTACACCAACGGTGCTGTTGCTCAGGGCTCTGCTCCATCAGGTGGCACGGCCTACCCGATTGTGTCTACAGTGTCTGTACCGGCTGATGCCACTCTGATTGTGGCGGACAAAACCACCTCGTTGTATTTGATGGAAGGCACCTCAATCAGCGTAACGTCTGGAACGTCAAGCGGTATTACTTACACAATCAGCTACGAAGTAATCAGCGCAAGCTAAGGGGTACGCTATGAGTATGCGCTACCCTGCTGGCTTTATACGGCCCGGCTACGACCCGCTAAAGAACCCTGATGCGCCTACTATTGGCACAGTTACGGGTGGGGATAATTCTGCGGCTGTAGCTTTTACTGCACCCTCTAATACTGGCGGCTCTACTGTCTCTGCCTATTACGCAGTGTCTAACCCCGGTGGCATTACGGCTAGCGGTGCAACGTCTCCTGTATCAGTCGCAGGACTAACCAACGGCACGCCGTACACGTTTACAGTGTGGGCGCTCAACACATATGGGCCGGGGCCTTATAGTGCGGCTAGTGGGAGTGTGACGCCTGCTGCGCCAAGAGCTGTATTTGTTGCTGGGGCGTATTCCGCAACAAACTATAACATAATGGATTATGTGACAATTTCTTCAACAGGAGATGCCACTGATTTTGGGGACTATTCCTCAGGAAAAAGGTATGTTGGGGGTTGCTCCTCAAGCACAAGAGGTGTGTTCGGCGGTGGAGAGCCGTCTGTGAGCGTGGCTCTAAGATTCCTCACCATAGCCACAACTGGAAATACAACGTCATTTGGCAATCTGAATACATCCGCAGACAAAGCCGCTGCGTGTGCCAATTCAACTCGTGGGTTGTTTTCAATGTTTGAGTCTGGAAATAACTCAATTGACTACATTACAATAGCTACGACAGGAAACGCTACTGATTTTGGTAATCTTACAATTGCCCGTTATTTTGGGCAAGGAAGTTGCGCATCATCCGCAAGGGGTGTTTGGGCGGGAGGCACAGACGGCGGCGCAGAGCTAAATGTTATTGATTATGTAACTATAGCGTCTACAGGAAACGCTACTGATTTTGGTGATTTAACTCAAGTGCAAAGTGCGCTTGCGGGTTGTTCCTCGGACACGAGAGGTTTGTTTGCTGGTGGAAGTCAATCCCCAGCAAATACTATAAGTTACATTACTATAGCTTCTACTGGCAACGCCACAGATTTTGGCGATTTGCAATCTGGTCGTCAAGGTTTAACAGGCACATCTTCTCTTGTTCGCGGCTTGTTTGCTGGAGGGGGCAATGCAGTTGATCTAATTGATTATGTAAATATTTCTTCTTCTGGAAACGCCATAGACTTTGGTAATTTGACGCAAGCCCGTTTTGGTTTGGCTTCCTGCTCATCCGCACACGGGGGCCTCGCATGACCACCAAACAACACAAAGGAGCAGTCTATGCCGTCATATAGTGGCGTTTGGAATTTGGTGTCGC